CACAAAGTCAGGAACCGGGACAAGGGTGTCGCTCGTCATCGTTGAGTAAAGCGGACGGGCGCAGGGCCAGAATCCCTCTAATCCTAGCGGATCATCCCGTTCATCAATGACCTCTGGCATGTTCTTACTGAACCAAACCACTTTTCCTGATTCTTTGTCCCACAGTTCGCAAATCTTGGCGCGGGTGTGTTCTTTTGAGGATTGCCCGTATGTTTTTAGCGTGTCCGGGCTTGCGTCAAACGGGATGTTTTTGCCAACCTTTTCGCCAAATCGTTCAATGAGGGATTCGCGGGTCATATAAACCCACCGCCATACACAGGTAACTTCCTCCCAAGTACGCGCTATGGAATGCCCAAAGTCTTTCCAGTGAACATAATCAGTCGGAGCGCATTCGTATTCAATTTCTTCCTGCGGCTCAACTTGACCAGCGGTTGCGTCTGTCTGCATTCCGGCTTCGTCGGTGTCCTCGGTGATGCTTAGTCCATCTTCAGGAATGTCCAATTGCCGCACATGCGGTTCGTACCGCACCCAAGCAACACCACGCCCGCCAAGAAAACGATCTTCAACGCAATGCTTCATAGTTGCGCGGAAATCGGGGTAATGCTCAACCTCAAAATCTAGCGCACGCTCAATCAATTGTGAGGCTACCCTGCCCACAGGGTCGTTATCGCCAAACCTACGGGAAACGTCTGCTTTTGGCAATCGAGCATAAACCGCAGGGATTAAAGTCTGAACGTTAGACCAAAGAATGTTGAACTTTGCAGTTTCATTAGTTGTTGCGCTGCGGTTATCGTCCCGGTAACGCTTGATAATCTTTTGCGTTCGGGCTTCCCATTTCTTGAAGTCTCCGTCATAAGTGGCGACTATGTTCAACCATTTATCAACGCCGGTTGTGGTTTGTTTCATTATTTATTCCGTTTTGAAATGGCGCTGGCTTTGGCTTGTGCATCTTCTTTGCTGCTTGCGCCCCATGCTTTAAGCGCCAAAGCTAGGCGAGTCGGTTTCCCGTCCTTCTCCATTGGCCCCGGCATATTGCCCATACGGGCAAGGAATGAGGCTCTGCGGGGATTGTCGCCAGCTTTTACAGGCGGTTTCAGCGTCCCGCCCGTTTCGGCTTTGTACGAGGCTCTGCCCTTGGCGTTTAACCCGCCCTCGGGGTTTTTACCTTCTTTGCGTTGCCATGCAGCGGTCATTTTTTCTTCTTTGCTGTCTTTGCTGATTCTTTAAAAGCATCAGCATTGGGCGCACCTGGGCTTCCGGGCTTACGCATACGCTCGCCAGAACCAGCTTTAATACGTTCCTGTTTGGCTAAAATATTGGCGTACAAACCGGCTTTGTTCATGCTGAGAATATCCCGACAGCCACCACGGTCGCGCCAGCCCCGGTGGTGATTTTCCACGGCCCTGTAACAGCCGCCATATTTAGTTCTAGGTCAAGTGGCCCCAGTTGAGCAGATGCAGCGGTGCTAATTACAATTGACGTAGAGCCATCAATTAACGTTACACCGGCGCTGGCAACGGTAATAACGTTGATTAGCAGCCGGTGGACATAATCACCAACTGCGCCTGTGTCGCCCAGAACCTGCGCGGTTTGCGATGCTGCAACGGTTTCATATTGATAGCGATAGGGATTGGATACGCCACTCATAATCTGCTGCTCCTGTGTGTTTTGTGGGTCGCCCACATATCGTTTAAGGTTACTGTGTTCTCAGGGCCAACCATCAGCGGTTTGTGCGTGTCTGGTTGTTTAACTCGCGGTTCAATACGCCAAGCAATAGCCAACATCCTCATAGCGTCGGCAGGATGGCTTGTTCAATCATGCCTTGGAGTTTGTCTAAAAGCCTTCTTGTCCTCGTCATATTCCCGCTGGTACTGACGTAAAGCCTCAATGCCATCAAAGCATCGTTCCTCATCAAACCATGTTTGGGGGAGCATCTGGCGCACCGCTTGAATGCCATCTTGAACCCCAAGATCGGGGACTATCGCCATATTGTTAATGCCTAGATGCTCTGCCATTTGTTCAATAACTGATTTGCCACCACTGGCAAGCGTCTTGGCTCGGGCATCGTGTGGTAGATAGTGCTTTCCGTACTTGTAAGGCTTCGACTTAACCACCGCCCCTAGTTCATCAACGTTTGCCCCGCTAACAGCGTAATAATCAATAACGTGGATTTCGTTGCGGATGACCTGATACCACCAGATAGCCGTGTCGTCCCGGTAGCCCAAGTCCCACGCCGTATGCACAGGAACCTCGGGCTGGTAATCAACCTGTGTGATCCTGCCTTCTTCTGTGGCTTCTCTAAGGTCTTGACCATAGAACGCCCCTAGAATTGCTGCCTCAAAGCTGCACTCGTACTCCTGATCGTACTGATCCTTGCTCAATTGAGCGCGGGCTGCGGACAGTTCCCCTGGCGGCAATAATCCTGATTGACTTGCAGGAAGTTCCAGCAAAAACCATTCGTCTTTGAGTCTGCTTGCGGTTGTGCGTATGTCCCAGAACTGGTTTTTGCCTTTCGGCGTGCCACCAAACACCGCCCACCCTTGCCGATCAGACAATGCCGGACGAATGACGTTACCCCAGACGCTAGGCTTAAAGTCGCCAAACTCGTCCATGTATATCCCCGAGAATCCCAATCCCCGGATGGCATCGGCATTGTCAGCGCCAAACAATCTGACCTTGGCTCCGTTTATAAGGGTCACGGTCAATTCTGCCTCGTTGCTGTCGGCGGCAATGGGCTGCGAGTAATGCTTGAGATAATCCCATACGACCGACTTTGCTTGACTCCTGAACGGCGCAACAAACGCAAACAATGGCATTGGGTCTTTGCTGGTGATCGCCGCCCTAATGATGTCGTTGATTGCCGCGACCGTCTTACCCGCCCGCCTATGCGCGACAAGACACGCCCACCGCTGCGTTCTGTTGTGGAAAGGCATGAACGCTTTGCGGGGCGCATACGGTATCTCTATTTCTCGGACTGCCATGTAATCTTTAGTTCTTGTGGGCCACCATCTGCCCCGGTCACTTCGGTTCTAGCCAGCTTTGGAACGTGATATTCGAGCAAGTCCGAAAAGCATCTAAACGCCGCTGCTGGGCCTTGGTCTGCCGCTATCTCGTCTAGCCATCCTTGAAGCCTATCAGCGTTCCCATCAACAAAACGAGCAATAGCCTCTTTTGCTGCAATAGTTGTTTTGTTTTGCAGTCCTTTAGGGCGACCAGCTCCGGGCCTTTTGTCACCTTTTTTAAATTGTCCTGCGTTTGGCATTATTTAAGAAAACGCAGCTTATAAAGGGTTGAATCAATCAACGCCGCAATCTCATCAATTAGGTTTTGCAGTTGCGTATCCTTCGGCAGATGCACACGGAAGTCCCGCACGAAGTCGCTGATCTTGGTTAGATACTTTACCGGGTCGGTTTCGCTGTGAAACGTATTGGGATAGTTGGTAATGACCTTGTAGCATCCTTGATAAGCCTCTGCAAAAGCGTCAGTAAGATCAATGATCTCATGGTAATAAGTATCAAGCGCCGAATGCACTGAGAAGCTATCGGTCTGCAAATGCATGAAATGGGCATTGGTTCCCGAGTGAAACAACACAGAAACGAAACTTGCCGCGTCAGCGTTATCAGCCATATTTATTCCCATTTCTCCAATATTTCCAGATTATTCCGAATTTTTGCCCTCGTCAAGCCGATAAACATAAACATTTTTACGTCCTGCTTTGCGGGTTTCATACGGCATTAGTTCACGAGCAACAATCTTGCGCCGGTACAAATAATTGAGGGTGCAACTCATTTGAGTTTTTTTAACATTCAAAGTCGCAGCCAAGTATTCACAGTTCACATTCGGCGTTGTCTTTAATATTTCAACAATATTCGCGGTGTGCATTTCTTATCCATTGTTTTCATTTGTGCAACAATTGATTGCGCTTCTTCTATGTTCCTCGCAATCGCCATTTTCCCCTGCCAGTGCTTTGCAAACTCAATCTGATCGGCGGTTTGTTTGCCTTTTGGCATTTTCACTTCCACCAGCCATGTGTTACCTTGAATCGCTACCAGTAAGTCAGGCACACCCTTGCCCATCGCAGCCAGAGACAGAACGCTACACCCTAGCGACCGGAATGCATCTATCATTTGAGAATGGTTCCCATCTACTCGGGCAGCACGCCGCATAGAATCCTCGTTTTCTGCAACAATTCATCTTCAGTACCATATCGGTCCTCGAACTCCCGCCGCCAGGGGTGTCTGCTTACAACTTCTTTCGTGTTTAACCCGCTACGGTGATGCATTAGACACAAACCAATCACAGAATCCTCGCCAATACGCCTAGAACCGCGCAGGAGGTGATGAAGGTCGCAAGGGCTATCTACCCCTTCACCGTGGCAAACGATGCAGCCTAGCGCCCGTATGCGCGTTTGTAAGGCTTTTTCTGCTTTAGTCATTATTTTTAATTTTTTTTTACCCATGCCCACGCAAAACCATCTTCTTCCCATTGCGCGTCCATTATTTTGCTTTCAACCCCGCATGACAAACAGGCGGCGGTTTGTTTGCCAAAATCAAGAATTAAACTTGGTGTGTTTTCATAATGCCACGGGCAAATAGCCCCCGTTTTTTTTTTGGGGTGCGGCAGTTTGTATTCAAAAGGGCCAATTATTCGATCATCACTTCCGGTTTTTGATTGATTCATTTTATGAAAAACAATTGATTTCGCGTGCAATGCTTTCATTTATTATTCCTTTTGGCGCTGGTATTTTGATTCCGGCGTGATGCGATGCGGCGTTCAGCCAATCAAGCCATTCAGAAAATCGTTTTTTACCAAACCGGCTTGTTCGCCGCCCAAGCATAACCATACCGCCTTCCAGCCCCGGCGATATTCTTGGCGCAGTCTCGCCCTCAAAAGCCGCTGTCAAAATGTCTTTCCATTCCTCGTCGGTGAGCCAGCATAGGGTGCCGTTGATGGGCCATTGCTTCTGTTTTGCCCACGCTTGCAAAATGGGCCATTGCGCCGCGTTTTGCCCCGCGTTGCGTCTTTCTTCGCAGACAGGGCAAATCATTACAATTGCTCCAGCGGGGTCAAAAGCCCTGACGGAACCATCAATCGTTCGCCATAACCGTAATTTTTCTTTACACAGACGCGTTCAAAAGTGGTTTTGTCTATGTAACCGTGTATTTCTAACAAAACGGGTGACAACACTTGCACCCCTACCAAAATTTCAGCATTGAAAGACTTCATATCATCAACAAAAAATTCTAATGTTTTACCTTGAAAATTATTTGTTTTAATTTGCGCCGTTTTACCTTTAATTATTGTGTCAGGGCGAGGATCGCCACCAGCCATAATTTGCATTGACAGTGGGCATCCCGTGACTTTTTTTACCCCAAACTCGCCCATTGCCCCAATGTAATGCAAACCAAATTCAGTTTTTGTTGTGTCGTATTTTTTTGAATGCGTTCCAGCCAAATATTTTACCCAAGACATTCTTTCGGCATACATAGCAATAAAATTTAAATCAAAGGCATTTAAATCAACTTTCATAGTTGCTCCCCGGTGAAATTGTTTAAGTTGTGCAGGGCTTTGTTGGCGTATTCGTAACTGATTGCTGGCAGTCCCTTTGTTTCCAAAACCTTGTTCCAATATTCCCGCCCATTTACCGGCTTGCTTTTCAGGATCCCGAGTATCTCGCCAATCCTGCGCTTACCCTGCTCAGAGTCTCTAGGCGGCTGCGGGAGCGCCAGCACAGGTTTAGGGCGAGACTTGCAGGCAGCCTTAAATTCGGCACAGGTTGGGGGCCAGGGATGATTGTCCCGGCAATAATCCAATCCAACCTTTATTTCCTCGCCCTCAAACCCTGCAAGCGCCTCTGCCCAGACTTCATTCCAGTCATTCACCGTTTCCTGATCCGGAAAACAACTTGTGAATTTCTGTAGGTACAACATTGAAAACTTCTTGTGCAGCGCGGTTGCCCACGGCTTCGGCAGCCAGTTCTCGGGCCAGTTTTTCTCGGGTGTAGGCGTGTACGTTGAATTTTCCATTTGTCGCTCCTTGTTGGGTTTTTAGGGGGAATACGCCTTTCCAGCCGTTCGCCGTGGATTGGTCTAAAACCTTGGCAACGTCCTGCCCTTCAAAATGCAAAGTTTTAAGTTGATTGACGATGAGCTGCTTAGCGCGGTCAGTGAATGCGCCCTTTCCCGCTTTCCGCATTTCAATGAATCCTTGCCAAGCGTCTTTCGGAATCCAATCGGGAACAACAAATATATGTTCTTTATTATTCTTGTTATTGTTCTGGTTCTTGTTCTGGTTGCTAATAGGGTTTGATGGGGTGCCTATAGCCCCCCCATCGCCCCCCTTTGACCACCTTATAGCCGCCCCACGCTTACCGCTTTCAGCAAATCCTTGATATTTAAGGATTTCAGCATCACAACGCGCATGATGGTATCCGTCCTCTTTTTTCTCAAACATATCAATTAAAACGGATTCAATTGCCTCAAGGGAAACGCGGATACGCCTTGCCAGCCATGCAGAATCCAATGGGATCGGCATTTCTGTGTCGTAGTACATATCCAATAGACGACGAAATGTTAAATCCTCGTCATTTGAAAGATGGGCAGTGGATGCCTTGTAATCAGCAATATTAAACGGGTAGTAATACATAAATCCTCTCAGTCCAGCCCGTAATCACAAAAGCTGATAATTGCCGGAGAAGGCGCATGGGGAGATGCGCCGCAAGGCTCTTTTGGTAGGGCTGGATTGACAGAACTCATGAAATCTCCGGTTGGCTTATCAGGGCCAAATAGGACTATGTGCTAGTTTTCAGTTTGTGTAAAGCAATCATTTCCTGCCGCAATTTGTGCCTGGCATCAGCCCCGCGCTTTTGCTCAACCAGATTGAAATAATGCTCAATCTCAGGACGGGAGCGCAGCATCGTGTCCCTAGCCTCACACTCACGCCTCCACCCCTCGCAGCTTGAGCAGACCACCACGCCGGTGCGAAGCGTGACCGGCGCGGTTTCGATCAAATTGCAACCAAGGCAACTCAATTTTGGTATTTCTTGGGATCAACCATAAGTTTGCCCTTAGTAATTACCTGTAGCTGGTACGCCGCGCCTTTAGCTACAACCTCCCCCCACTGCTCCACTGCTTGCCGGGTAATACCCAAAGCCTCGGCAAGCTGCCTACGCCCTCCAAAATATTGCACCGCATCATCTGTAAGCATCGTTGTTCCTTTGGTTTCCGATGATGCAATATACCTTGTGTGAATATATTTGTAAAGAAACCTTGCAAAGCAATTTTACTTGCGATATAGTCTGGTCATCGCAGGCAACCAACCAGGAGAAACAAAATGACCAAAGCAGAAATGAAAAAAGAATTTGAAGCCTACTACGCAGACTTAAAAGCAGATGCAAAAGCAAACGGTTACCGCGTAAATAAAGAATTTGAATGGGAAAGATTTCAAGAACTGCAAGCCGCCTGATTCCTCTGCCCCTGCTAACGCGGGGGTTTTGGAATACGCAGCCAGAGCGCATCTGGCAGGCAACATAAGGAGAGCAAAATGGTCGCAGAACGCTGCATGTGTGGTGCTACAGACTGCCCGATATGTGGGCCTTTGCAGGGCTATTCGGTCAGGAATAAAGAGTTTGATTTGGATTACGAAGAAATGGCGTTGGAAGAAGTAGTAGAAACTATTCTTGATTACGGTCAATGGCCCCGTCCGCGCATAGGCAAATATCAGTCTCGCAAAGAGTTTGACCTATACGAATGGCTCCAAGAACACCGCGATCCTAGCTACATGCTGGAAATGTATGTTGCCTGCCTTTGCGATGACAATGACCCGCTAGAGCTTCGCAGGATTAAAGAGCGCAAAGCAATTGTAGAGATGTTGACAGCGCACCTTCGCAACTCCGACATGGTTGCAGAACATGCCGAGTTTCTTGCGGCTGACGACAAATGAGCGAGATCGTGTCTTACGCTTGCGCTATTGGCGCGGTGATATGTTTTTCAATCTTAATATGGGGAAATAATGAATAAATCAGACAGCATCGCAGCACTGGCAGCAGCGTTGGCAAAAGCGCAGGGAGCCATGAAGGGCGCAGTTAAAGACTCTGCCAACCCGTTTTTTAAATCCAAGTACGCAGACCTTGCCAGCGTTGTTGAAGCAATCAGGGCAGCGTTTTCTGCCAACGGTCTGTCCTACATACAGACGGTCGAGCCGCACCCGGACGAAGTGCGCGTCGAAACAACTATTTTGCATGCCTCGGGGGAATGGATTTCTTGCGGCTACCTGTCTTTGCCTGTCAGCAAGGCAGACGCGCAGGGGTTTGGATCAGCCCTCACCTACGCTCGCCGTTATTCTTTGGCAGCCGCGGTCGGAGTTGCGCCAGAAGATGACGATGGCAATGCCGCGGTCGCAGCCAAGCCGAAGGATGACTACACAAAGCACCTTCTGGCCCTTGCCGCAGCCCCGACAATGGACGACCTTCAGGCGGTCTTTAAAACCGCCTACAAAGGCGCACAGGCTACGCAGGACACTCTGGCAATGGCAGCCATCACGCTTGCCAAGAACAAGCGCAAAGAGGTGTTAATGCAGCCGCGCACAGACGCATTTCTGGAAGGCAGTCAATGAGCGTTCAGGGAACCCCGGAGTGGCTTGCTGAACGTGCTGGCAAAGTGACCGCCAGCATGATTTCAAACGTCCTGATGAAACCTGAAACGGCTGGTTATCGGGATTACCAAGCGCAGCTTGTTGCGGAGATTTTGACCGGCAAGCCGCAAGGATCGGATTACACGAACGCGCACATGGCTTTTGGCACAGAAATGGAACCGCTGGCACGAAGCGCGTATGAAGCCGAGACAGGGTTTAGCGTTGATGAGGTAGGGATGTGCCAGCACCCAACCATCGAACGCGCTGGTGCCAGTCCTGACGGGCTGGTGGGCAATTCTGGGCTGGTGGAGATTAAATGTCCCAAAGTCAGTACGCACTTGGCTTATTTGATAGCCGGGGTTGTTCCGGCAGGGTACAAAAATCAGATGATGTGGCAGATGGCTTGTACAGGCAGGAATTGGTGCGATTTTGTGAGTTTTCGCCCAGACCTGCCCGAGCATTTGCAGTTATTTATCGTGCGTTACAAACGCGATCCAGCGCGAATTCTGGAAATAGAAACTGCGGTAATTGCGTTTCTTAAATCCGTGGACACAATGATTAATCAACTAAAAGAGGTGAAGTAATGGCAGACACAATTGAATTTGTAAACGGCTTGATAGTAAAAGCACCGCATGAAAATGCACCCAGTTTTGTTAAGGCAAATATCAGCATTAAGGTAGTTGACTTGGGCCAATGGCTGCGAGAACGATTCAAGGCGGGGGATGAGTGGGTGAACGTGGATGTAAAGGAATCCAAAGGTGGCAAATGGTATGCCGCTGTTAGCACGTTTAAGCCAAAAGAAAAACAAGAGCAGCAAGCAGCGCCCAAGGCTTACGGCGGCAACGATGATGTACCGTTCTAATGAGCCTAACAACAAGGGCAAGACGGGCATATCCGACCCGCAGGAACGCAGCCAAATGGGTTCTTGCGGTTAGGTGGATGAGAAGCCGGAGTAAAAATCCTTGGGTTCTTGAGGGTGGAGCTGCTAAGTGGGGGCATAAATGAAAACCAGAGAACCCGATCCGCGCCGACGCACTAAAAAACGTCAGCTTGACGATATTGTATTGAGCGATGAAGGCGACTGCGCTACGTCGAGCGAGTGCTGGATGGCAAGCGCAAAGAAACAAGCAAAACTAGCTTGGCTGGAGTGGCGGCAGCTTTATACGTCTGATACAAACCGCGTATTTTTCAAACGCGGGGTTACTTATGTCGATGCCATTACCGGAAGCCTTTACCGGGATGGTCGGTGTTTAACATCAAGCAGATTAAAACTCGGAGACATAAAGCGCAATCAAAAGGGCGGCGCTGCAATCTTGATGGCAATTAAGGGGGATAAAAGTGAATGACCACATCATCGAGGAAGTACACCCCCACGCAGTAAGAACAGCCGCACTGTCGGCGCTGCTTAGCTGCTCAATATTTTTCTTTATTGGCTTTTTCGGGAGAGATGTATGGAACTATCATGTAAACAATGTGGGAAACGGACTAGCGATGTGTGCGCCAGAAGCGACTGCTGGGCAACCGAAACGAACTTTGCAGTGGAGGTTACCCGACGAGCCAAAGAAGTAGCCAAGGCACATGGGAGTGATGGCAAAGCTGCGGTGATGGCGTTTAACGTCAACTTTGAGAAAGTTACCGAGTGGGCTGAAAGTATCGGCGCGCAGCGTCCGCTAGACAGGGATGTGATAAAGCGCATGGGCAAGGAAACAGTTAGAGCCGCTGAATGCTACGCGGCAATTGCAAGGTCGATATGAAACTAACGCCGTGGTATCCACCGCATCTTAAACCGATGCGGGTTGGCGTATATCAGGCAATACCAAAACACGTTCCCGATTGTCTCATTTATTCGTACTGGAATGGGGTTAAATGGTGCTGGGACGCATGGACAGTGAACGGGGCTAGATTAAATCGTAATGTATCTCCGCGACAAGATAGGAGATGGCGCGGAATGGTAAAACCAACAATTTGAAGGAGTCTGTGATGTTACTCGGAGAAACCCCATACGTTTCATGCTTTGTGCGAAATGAATTCCTGTTTGACCAACAAAAAGGGCATGGCGAATTTACCCCGGCGATAGTGTTTGCGTTTCGCGCAGAGCCAGCGCGTGTGCCTATGTTTCAGGTCATGCTTGATTCTGGGGCGCAGTGGGCGCGAGTCCCTATTCACATGATTTGCAGCAAGCCCTGTGACCCGCTGCCTGTTGAGCAGTCAACGTGGTGGGATTCTTACGGCTACGAATTTACCGTTGTTGCGCTGCCGTTTCTTAAGGGACATGCCGTAACCGCATTAGCGCGGGACGGTCAAATACGCAAAGGGAACTATCTGTTTACGGTTGATTGGATGAAAACAGGTTGGAGCGAGGTACCAGACCAGCACAAAAATCATCACGTTATTGCGTTGGAATCGGGGCCGTGGATTGCTTACCCGAATAACAGATTGGTGTGGCATGACCCGTCATGGATTACACCTGCCCCAAACAGAGAATGGCAAACGCCGACTAAGAATTATTCTGTTGAAGGGGAGATGAAATGAACTCAAAACTTATCGGCTACATTTTAACGCGCTGCCCGGAAGATTCAAACGGACAGGTGCAGATGAGTGGTGATGTTGTGAGGGAGATACTTGCTGCCCTTCGCGCACCGGCAGGGGTTCAAGCGTGGGTAGGGCTAACGGATAAAGAGATACTTAGTTTGGGCTGGATGGATTACATGACACGCGACGAAGAGGTTGCGCTGATTCGTGAAGTAGAAGCCAAACTCCGGGAGAAGAACGGTGGATAAGTATTGGAACAAAGAACGACTGGAAGCCCATGCTGCGCCGCATCTTGAGTTTAACCCTGAGAAAAAGCCTTGGGTAGGGCTGACAGAACAAGAAGCTACCGCGCTTTGGGAAGGGACAGACGACCGCGACAGTTGGGAGTTGATTAAGCAAGTTGAAAAGATACTTAAGTGGAAAAACACATGATCGTATTTGAAATGACCGCAGAATCAAAAGACAAGTTGATAGAAAAGCTGACCGACTATCAGCGCGCATACCCCAAGTACGAGGAAGCCTATGGGACTACGATTAAGGTGCCGCTGAAAGAGGGAGAATTGTGGGTAGCGCAAATTGTCAAAACAACGTGCGTATAAAAAAAGCCTCGGTTAAGAGGCTAAAGACCACGGCAACAAATTAAACAAATGGGCGCGTTCCTTGTCGGTCGATAATCAACGCCATCTTTCGCGGCGGCAAGCTAGGGAAACTGGGGATGCTGATATGCGTCCAAGCGTCAAACTCCCTGATAATCTGGTCGTATGGCAGTCCTGCGGTCATTACAGACCTCACAATCTCATCAGGGGTCATTCCGGGTACTCGGATGTCAGCCGCGCAACCCAGGCGATGCTGAGATTTGTCAGAACTGCCCACGGCTGCATTTACAGCGGCTGACCTGTAGGCAGAAGTTACAAGGACAGGTCTGCCCCCTAGCTGGGTTTTGACCAGTTCGAGAAACGCAGCTAACCGCCTCAGATTCTGAATTTCACCCTCATTCGGGGTGTTGTCCAGTGACCGATGGTCTGTATGCGTCAACTCCGCGAGTGAAAAATTTTTACTTAGGTTCATTTTGATTGACCTGTATTCCTGCCAACAATCCAATAAACCCACCAACAATGGTTTGAAAGGCTGGGCCTATCAGCTTGAATATCTCACTGTTATCCACAAGCGGGTCAAACAACCCAGCGCACATCACCGCCACCATCGACAGCAGGATTAAGCAAAGCGTCAAGCTCACCATCCCGATTACGACAATAAGCGTTTTCTCTTTCATTTGTTTCCGGGGTCAGCTTTAACTGCGCCACCCAGACCGAAAGCAGCAGCAATGCCTTGCGCCAGCATTTGATACGGAGGAGGAATCAGCGGCATCAAGACCATCACAAAAACGCCAAGCCCTGCCAAGGTTGATGCTTCTCCAAAACGCTTTCTGAGCCAGCCCATGTCATTCTCCTTTTTTCTTCATGCCTATAATTTTCTCTAGCGTTCTGCCGCCAAAGTAAAAAGACATTATTAACATGCCCCATTGCCCTAGCAACTGAACGTACTCTGAATTAACTTCAACCTTAGCCGCTGACAACCCAGCAAATACAAAATATCCTGTCAGAATTGCAATTAACGTCATAGGGCGAATGTTTTTGGATAGCCAAGAGTCGCTACCCATATCTGCCTTCAACCTCTCGGTCAATTCGTGCTGCTCTGCAACTTCAGCGTTAAGCTGGGCAAGTTCACCGTTCTGTTGCATCTCAAACAGCTTCAGTTTTGCTAGTTCAGCCTGCGCGGGGTCGGGGAAGAACTTATCGACTAGCTTGCTGCCTATATCCAGTACTGCGGCTAGTGGGAACATTATTTGTCGCCCCTTTTGTTGAACAACTCAAACAGCGTTCTAATCTTTTCTTCCAGCACCGCAACGCGCAGGTCAATCTTTGACAACACAATGATAAGCGTGATTAAAGCAAGCAGGATGGGCCATGCCTTAACCAGCATATCAAATGTGTCCATCAGTGAACCCGAAAAGCAATTCCAAGCAGCAACAGAATAATGGCACCGGCAGAACCTAAAAGAACTGACTCAAGCCTCTTTATTCTAGTAATTGTCTCTTTCCACCGTTCAGCACAAACTTCCTCGTGGATGGAAAAGTGCTTGTCCAGTTCTTGTAGGTCTGCCATCACTTACTCCGCTTTAGGAACTTCAGGTGCCTCTGGTTGAACTTGCGGAGCAGCTTGCGTTTGAATCTTCGCAATCAACGCTTGAACCTGCACAAACGGCATCTGCCCGAGTGCTGTCAGGACACCATTCACCTCGTTAATTTCAAGCTGCAACGTAATCATTTTTACTCCTGTTTAGTTAGTCCAAGGAACGCCGTTTATTACTGCCTTTTTTGCTGCAATCTGAGCATCCAGATTATCCTCCAATGCGGCAACATTCTCCGCACCCAAAGATTCTTTTACCCAACCGATTACCATGTCTTGCGTCAGGTCTTCGTAAGGAATGAAAGTGTCCCCCGTCTGGGTATAGTCACACTCTCCAGTCGCTACGGATGAGTAGGTGCCGTCAACGTCGTCAACGCGATACCAAACGTGGATAACAAACCCATCCGTTTCTTTGCGCTGCATTTCTGAAATAGACCAAGTAATCATTTTTAATTCCTTTCAAGCAGCGCAACCCGGCTGCGGAGGGCTTGTACTTCTGCAATCAACAAAGGCACAAATATCTGGTGGTCCATGCTCTGATAAATTGGCTTGCCATCTTTGTCCTCTGCATCCTTTTCGCCGGTCACAGCGTAGGGAACTACAGCCGCAGCTTCGTGGGCAATCATCATGGGACGGGCAATCGTTGCGCCTTTCATCTTGCCCATATAGACCTGAAGCTGGTCGATGGTTTCGCCAGACGCTTCGTACTTGCCGGTGATGTCTTTTGAGCGGTAGTCAGATGTGGTGTTGTAAGCGGTAAGCCCACCAGCGCGGTTGTATGTGATGGAGCCGCGTTCCGTTGGGGAAGCCTCTGTATAAAAGATGACAAACTTATTATCGCCGGAGGTATGCGATTGCCAAGCAGATAATGAAGAACGTGCGCTTGTGGTATCTGTACTTTTAAGTATTGCACCACCAACACCAACACTCTCTAATCTATAATTTGGGTCTATTTGACTTGGCAATGACCCAATTCCAGCGTTCCCCGTCACGCTAAGTGTGCCGGTGACAGTTACGCCTGTTGAAATTGCCTCCAATACAATTGCAGTATTGTTACGCATCCTAATGCCACCGCTAGTTGGGGAGTCTACATATAAGAATAAATCCCCGCCTCCGCCCGCTGTGAAACCTATCCTAGCCGCATCCGATTGACTGGCTCCAAATGATATTGAACCGTATCCCGATGCGCCTGAGTTTTGACCAATCTTTATGGAATTGCTCATGCCGGTGACAAGTACTGTAGTTTCCCCCGCGCCAAGGGTGCCGCTAAAGGTTGCGTTCTGCGTCCCCGTAGGAACTTGCAGCACAGAAGTTCCGGCGCTGTTCAACAGCAAAATATCGTTCGTTGACCCTTTGCCTTGAAGAACAAAACCGTTTCCGGTATTTCCGGCAAAACCCGCGTGCCCGTTCGTACCCGTCGTCGGCAGGGAATTACCCTTTGCATAGACGATGGTGCTGCCGGTGATGTCGCCACTAGCCGCCAGCGTGCCGGTGACTGATAAGCCGGTTGGCGAGGTAACAGTCACCGAACTGAAGTCACCAGAAGCGTCTGCACCAGATGCGTTTGTTGCGTAGCCGAGATACAGGTTATTGTCAGCCCCGACAACATAAGACCAAGAATCGAGGGTACTGGCGCGTTGAAGGACAATGCCGCTGGTAAAGTCATCGGCAGACTGTTTTATGCGTACCCGTCCTATTGTTCCTGCGCCGCCAGTTGTGATGTTGCCACTAGCCGTAAGCGTGGTCACGGACGCAGCAGCAGGGGTTGTGCCGCCTAGGACGCCGTTGAATCCGACACTAGCGTTAATCGTCGCGCCGCTAACTGTGCCGGTTAGCGTAGGACTGGCAGACAACACCATATTGCCAGTGCCGGTGACAGCGTTGGACAGGGTTACGCCGCCGTAGGTTAGGGCGCTCGATAGGGTTGTAGCGCCAGTTACCGCAAGGGTTGTGCTAAACGTACCGGCTCCAGTAACCGCAAGCAAAGCAGAACTGAAATCAAGCAACTTAGTACCACTAACAGAGTAACCGTTATTGTTAGCCCCAATTCTGTAAAACCCAGTTCCCGTATCGGTAGCCAGGTAAATAGAAGGTGCTGCAACCGTACCAGCAGCAAACGAACTGGAAACCGCCGCGCTAATTCCAAACGCAAACGGAATCAACGCAGTTGTAGTCGTTTGACCGTTTTTAGTGATAGCAGTGCTTAGACCCGTTCCTATGTCAGCAGTAAATGCGTTGAAAGTGGAAGAGCTGATAACGGTGCCAGTGACTACAGGCTGGCCCGTCGAATTGATTACAAATGTACCGCTTCCGTTGTAGCTCATGGCTGATTCCTTGATTTATTAACGATTTGCCCAGACACCCCGCCCGTTAAAGCGGCTTTTTGCGCCGAGCTTGCGTTTAGTGCGCGAATTAGTTGATCGACATTTTGCAAATTAGCTTGCGCTTGCGACCCTCTGCTCATTAACAATTTAGCAAGTTCATTGCGTGTGGTTTCTGGCATTGCTACTTTATTCCACGCTTTACCAACGGACGCACCAGCTTCCATTAAATTACCAGTCAGACCACTTTTCGCGGCTTGTGCAGCATCTACCAAGGCTTGATTATCCAGATCGCCAGCGGCATACAAACGCCCCGCTGTTTGTGATCCGCGTCCCGTAGCTTCTAAGGCTTTTAATTGTCCTTCTTTTGCAATTTCAGCAGAAAATTTACGGTAATCATTGCCAAAAATTTCGCGCAATTTGTCGCTAGTGGCTGGTTCTTTCCACATTTTTAACAATGAAGTTTGACCCGCTTCAGTGCCAACTTTATCGCGCAAAGACTGCAAAGCGCCAACACGAAAAGCCTCAAGTTCGCTTGTGGTCATTCCCTTGGTCAATTCTGCAACTCCCAATGAATCAACTTTCATTGCCGTTCGTCCAGACTCTACAGCAGACCTTAATTCTGCTGGCCCCGCAAACGCATCCCTTGCTTGTTTGTAGATTGATCCCATTTCATTTTTAGGGGAAAGCAAGTCCATCTTTTTAGTTAAATCAACACGTATTCCATTAACTGCCCTGCTTTCAGCAGTCGGTGCAAAATTTACTTTTTCTTTTTCCGCAATAGTCCACAATGCTTTTTTAACCGTATCCAAAGCATCAAAAGGAATATCGTCCCCTGCTTTTAGGTTTGTAAAATCAATTGGAACGCTACCTTCCCGCCGAGCCAAATCAGACGCGGCTTTAAACGCGGCTGGCTCACGGTTAAGAATCTTCATCAATTCCTCATCAGCGCGAACCGACAAACCCTCCAGTTGCGCCCGAAATGGAGCTTGTGCCGCTTTTTGGGTTGTTTCTAAAGCATCCAAAGTTGCGGTGTATCCTTTCCCCTGCGTGCCTAAAGCATCATCCGCCGCACCCATAATTCGTCCAGCCCTGCCAGCTTGCCTACTTCTAATAAGTTGTTCTGTAGCATCTTTTGTTTTACCGGGAAGCGTTGCTAAAACATCAAGCAATTGTTTCGGCGCTTGCCCTGAAACATCAGCAATTGTTGCTTCCGGCCCAAATCGCTGAATACGCGCAGCGGCTCTTGCGGCTGGCGTGCTGAGTGCCCCTGGTTTAGTAAATACAGAACCTTCAGGCGCACCACGCATAAGTGCTTCGGCAAGTTTTTCCGTGGCTACGTTTTGCGCCGCTTGTGGGGAATATCTTTGTGCTACATTGCTAACAACCTTCCCACCCGCCCCTAGAACGCCTTGCGCACCACCACCAAGCGCAGCAGCAGCGGCACCGCCTTTTGCAACATCAGCAGCAAGTCCGGTTAAATCTTGCGCTTTTGATTCGCCTGCGCCGCTTACAGCGCCCTGAATTCCAGCCACCCGCCCCGCTTGCAACATTTTAGGCAACATACCCGCAGCAATAGGTGCAGCTGAAGGTGCGCCCCCGCCTATCATCATGGTAGGTGCAGCAGTCATTGCGCTGGTTGCCGCTGCCGTTATTGGATAGTCTTGTCGAAATTGCTCCGTTGACCCGCGCACATAATCGCGCACGTCTTTGTATTTTCCAAACGGGGAAGCAACTGCGCCAGCCAGTTCATCTAAAAAACCAAACGTCGGACCTTGCAAAGCGTTAATAGCACCTTGAACGCTTGACCCAATAGGGAACCCGCCAATAGATATATCGGCTTTCCTACCGGCTTGCATGGATGGCGATTCTTGATCCTTACCCGTAACCAGTACAAAACCATCCGGCAATTTTGGTTGGTTTTGTTGCTCTGTTACTAATTCAAACCCCGGAGGCAATGCCATTATTTACCCCCTGCTGGTTGCCAAGTGTTGCCGCCATCGGTAGAAATAATTTCTGCGCCTGTTTTTGGGTTTCTTGCGCGTTGCGGTGCCGCGCTTGGTTTTCTTGGCATTTTTTCCATGCCCGGCCCTGCTTGCACTTTTAAAGCATCGATAGAAGTTTTTCTGTTAGCGGCTTTTTGTAAAATTACTTCTGGAGAATCGCCAACTTGCGGAAAATATTGTCTTTGCGCGTTTGAAAATTCTGTAGGACTAATTGAAGCACCGGATTCTTGGCGCAACAGCGCATTTACAAAATTTCGTTGAGCCTGTTCAATCTGCTGTTCTTTTGAAGATGGGGCGAATAAATTTGCCGCAGTTCCAAGTGCACCGCCCACCAATGGCACAGACTCTGCGCCAGCTTTTATTAAACTTGGCGTATATTTGCCACCTTCTCCAACTACATTAATAATTTTGTCTGCTTCGTCTGCCCTTGATGCAAAACCAACTGCTTTGCCTTGCATTTCAGTTAAAGGTTTTTCTATGCTGCCAATTGGAACGCCGCTTTGAAGAACCGGTTCAAGTTGGTTAGTATCTAAATTAACCCGACCTCCTCTTGTTGCGTCGTACACAAATCGTTCACGCTGCACAGCAGGGGTTCTTCCAGCAACTTTTTGATCTGTTATAAATTTGTCAATGCTTTTAGGAACCCTTCCTGCGTCTGTTTCTTGTTTTACATATTCGTCATAAACACCAAGATCACCTGTTCTTGGCTTTGTAATTGGCACAAGTTTGGTTCTATCTACTGTCCCGTCTGCATTCA